AAATTTAGTAAAAGCTATGCAAAGATTCATAATGAATCAAATTTAGATAATAAGGGAAAAGTTTTATCATTAAAGGTTAAAGCAAAAGATGTTGTTTTTGCAGGAGACGATATAAGAGAATTTGGTTATTTTCCTAAAGAAAAAGAGACTCAAAAATCCGAAGAAATCGATCTTGAAAAAGCAAAAGATCAAATAAAAGGAGGATTAGCTGACAAACTATCTATTGAGCAGATAGCAGAGAAGCATGGAGTATCTGTAAAGAGCATAAAGAAACAGATAAAGATGGGGAAAAAGGTAGAGATGGAGCATACAGACGATCCAGATAAAGCAAAAGAGATTGCAAGAGATCACGTAAGTGAGTTCAAAGATTATTACACAAGACTTGCAAAGATGGAAGACGAGGCTAATAAAGAAAATAAAAAAGATGAGTAACGAATTCAATTTTTTCGTAGATGTAGATATACCAGACGACATATATAAAGCAGCTAAAGATGCTAAGGGTGATGAGAAGTACGATAACATGGTGATCTATGGCAGAGCTTCAGATTCGAGTAAAGACTCTGAGGGAGAATTCATGGAACCAAGCGGGTTTGATATAGATGATTTTTTAAAAGTGGGGCTTTTGAACTTGGAACATTTTACCACCAGAAAAGGGGATCCGCAATATTGGATAGGTCAACCTATAGATGGTTTTGTAAAAAATAACGAACTTTTTATAAAGGGGAAATTATGGAAAGCTCATCCTCTTGCAAGAAATCTGTGGGACACTTGTTTAATTATGAAGGCTAGTGGTTCAGATAGAAGGCCAGGATTTTCTATTGAAGGAAAAGCTTTAGAAAGACATCCATTAAATAAAAAGAGAGTAACTAAAGCAAAGATAAATCATTGTGCAATAACATTTACACCTGTAAATAAGAACTCTTATTTTGATATAGTAAAAGGAGAACAGAAAGAAGACTTCGCAAAATCAGAAGTAGAAAATCCAAAAGCTACTAATTACATGTTCGAATTCGAGAAGAGCGGAAAGAAATATGTAGTGACTAAAGATTTCAAAGTAGAAGAGAAGAAAGAAGACGAAGAAGAGAAAGCAGTCACAACAGAATCAGCTAAACCACTAAGAAGGGAGAGCTTAGATAAAGATGTGAAGAATTTAATCGCAAAAAGTTTACTGTCTGGAAGAATTTCGCCAGAAAAAGCATATAATTTGATAAAAAGTTTTTATATCTGATATATTTTTTATAATTTTATATCATCAAAACTCGCCGTCAGAATCCTGACATTATACCGCCGTAAGTTATAAGAAAATCAAATGTCTAAAAAAGATAAGAAAGAAGAAATGTTCAAATCTCTTGTTTCTGAACTTGGTCTTTCTGAAGATGAACAGAAGGATTTGAGAAGCAAATTGTTCAAATCAGACTCAGAAGAAGACGAAAAAGAGGATTCTGCCGAAGATAAAGTAGAAGACAAAAAAGAAGAAAAGAAAGAGGAGAAAAAAGAAGACGAAAAGATGGATAAATCAGAGAAGACTGTTGAAGCAGGTGAGTCTTACGAGAAATCTGAAGGTGAAGATTTATTCAAATCTCTTCGGAAAGAAGTAAAGAAACTAACTAAAGCTATCAATAAATCTCAGAATAGTGATATTTTGAAATCTTTAGTTGCTACAGTAGAATCTCTGAAAGCAGATTTAGATTTAGTTAAATCTCAGAGCGACGACATCTATAAATCGGTTGATGCTATAGGAAGTAACAGTATGGGAACAAAAGGTATGCGTTTCAACAACTATCTTGAAAAAGGTGGAGACAAACCTTATACTTCTAAAGATGGTAAGACTGTGATTGCTTCAACTGATCGCGCAGCTATTTCAGAAGCAATGCTTTCTACAATTGAGAAATCTCAAGACGAAGATTTAGCAAAATCTATGGGTGTTGATCTGATCAACTATCAAGGGTCTGGACAGCTTTCAGAACGTGCAATCGCTAATCTGAACAAAGCTGGTTATCTATTTAGAGAACAAGTAAGAGAATAATATATTTCGAAAATAATTAACAAATAAAATAAAACATGGATATTTATAATTCAATGCCTGGTGGAGTAGATGATTACTCTCAAGTATTAGGCGGTGTTTCTGACGAATTGGTAAAAGCAGTCATTGCAGGTAGTCAGACAGGTCGTGATTACAACAACGTTCAGAACACAGGCGGTTCTTTGAAGACTGAAAGTCTTGACGCTATGGTTCGTTTATTGACCTCTACAGAAAAACACATCGTTTTCTGGAAAGCCTTGAATAAACAGTCTATCTACAATACTGTTCACGAATACAACCAACAGTTAGACTACGGTAACGATGCTGGTGGTTTCAATCTTGAAGGTGAAGCTCCTCAGTTCAGCGATCCTACTTATCGCAGGAAATCTGCTTTGATCAAGTATCTTGGTTTCTCCGGCGAAGTAACTCACCCAGCTATGTTAGTTCGCAACGCTGACGGTATCAACAACTGGGCTCGCGAAATTCAGAACAAGACTATGTTGTTGATGCGATTCATCGACAAACAGATCGCTACTGCTAATAGTAAGATGGTCTCTACCGAGTTCGACGGTATCTTCCAACAGCACTTCGAAGCAGAAGAAGTAGGCAACTCGAATCTTGATACTTATTTCAGAAGTTCTCAGGTCATCGATGCACGTGGTAAAGTATTGACTGACGACTTAGCTCAGGACGCTGCTAACTCTGCATTGAATACCAACTTCGGTTTCGCCGACAAGATCATCGCTTCTCCTAACGTGTTCACAAACTACGTTAAACAGTTCGGTGGATTGAAACGTTTCATGGTAGGTCAAGGTGGTGCGATCGTTAACGCTACTACTGGTCAGAGTGTAAAAGGTATCGAAACTCAGGGGTTGAATCTTGAGTTTATGAGCGACATCTTCTTCGACCGCGACAGAGCTATTGGCAAGAACTACAACGCCGCCGCAACTCACTCAAAAGCCCCCGCTGCTCCCGTTGCTGACGGAGTAGCTCCAACTGCTGTAGTGAACAGCATTGCAACTAGCAAGTTTGCTGGTTTCACCGGAACTTATTTCTATGCTGTTGCTGCTCGCAACCGTTATGGAATCTCAGCACTGACTCTTTTGAGTACTACTGCTTCAACTGTAGCAAATGCTACTGATGCCGTTGATCTGAAATTCACTGCTGGAGCTGGTGCTTACGCTGCCGAATCTTACATTATCTACAAGACTAAGAAAAATCAGTCAGCATACACCGATCCTACTGCTTTCTATCCGGTATTCGAAGTTTCAGCAACTCAGTTGACTGCTGGTTACGACGGCGCTTTGTCTGGTTTGGTTCGCGATCGAAACCTGTGGATTCCTGCCGCTCAATCTGCTCTAGTAACTGTAGTTGATCCTGAATATATGGAATACTTGCAGTTAGCTCCTATTATGAAGATGGATTTGGCTATTACTAGCCCATCTAAACGTTTCATGGTATTGAACTACGGTACTCCTGCACTGTACATGCCTACTAAGGTTATCCGCATCGTTAACATTGGCGATATTCAACCTGCTTAATCAGGAATAATAATATATTGAAGGACACTTGAAATATAGTGTCCTTCTTTTAACTTTAAAATTTGTTTATGAAAATTTATACGAGTGAAGTTAGTCAGTTCGGAAGAACATTATTGATCCTTAACAAGGAAGTGACATTCGACAAAGTAGGATGCGCAGAAGTAGAAAACGATTTTGGTAAAGCTATTGTTAGTTATTGTCCAGATTGGTACTCTACAGACAAAAAAGAACTCAAGAAAGAGGTAAAGAAATTAGACGAAGATACTTTGGTTAAGAACTTCGAAATAGAAGAACTCAAAGGCAAGATCGAACAACTGAAGAAGATGGACGAATCTAGAGTTTCTTCTATTAAATCAAAAGAAGCTGAAAACGATCAGATTCGTGAAGAGATGGGAAAAGTAGTAGAGTTGAAAGCAGCTCTCGAGGAGGATTTGACAAATAAAGAAGTAATCTGGTTAAAAGAGAAAGAGCAACTAGAATACAAATTCGAACTGGCTCTATTGACAGAAGAAGAGTTGATTGATATGTGTGGTAAATTGGGAATTGATCTGAACAAATACAAAGAATCAGCTAAGAAAGCTAAAAAAGGAGAAGAAGATCAAGAAAAAGAGCTACGTTTAACGATAGATAAAAAGGGATTAATCGAACTTATAATTAATGCGGCAGAGTAATGCCAACTATCAGTTACAAGATAAAGTATAGAAAGAATGAAGGCTTAGTATTTTCTCCTAGCGAATTACTGAGCCTTTACATTTTCGCCATTCCTACAGTTGCCAAGGATGGTACAGAATTGTCGTTAGAAACTGTCAGGTTTCAGATTCAGGCAGCTCAGAAAGAGATAGAAGATTACTTGCAGATCAAGTTCAACAACTTTCTGCAAGACGAAACTCTGAGCTACTATTCTAAGGACTACTACGGTAAGTTTCCGTACTTTCAGACAAAGTATCCCGTTAAGAAGTGTTATTCGTTGATAGGATTGTTAGGGGCTGCTGAGCAAATTATTTATCCTCGTGTTTGGCTAAAACAAGACGTAGATTCAGATTTGGATTTTGCAAAACAGTTCTCACTTGTGCCGACTGGGTATGGTACTGGCGTGGAAGGCAATGCAGATGTTATTATAACAGGAATACTAAGAGACATTGGATTAAGGAGTTATGGCCAAATTCCTTCGTATTGGCAGTGCGAATATTCAACAGGCTATGATTATAAAAATATGCCAGCAGTACTTGTAAATATAGTAGGAAAATTATCTGCTATTGGAATATTGACAATACTAGGAAACATGTTGAATGGCATGGGAGTATCAAGTTCTTCTATAAGTATAGATGGACTTAGTCAGTCAATAAGTACTCCAAGAAGTTCAAATTCTCACTTATTTTCTGGTGTTACTAATCAATATACAAAAGAAGTATTAGATACTCTTAAACGAGTAAAAACGAAATACCAAAAATTTAATATAGTCTCAATGTAATGGATTATCAGAAGATATATAATAATATCATAAATAAGGCTCGCTGTGAAAATAGAATAAAGGATGATTCTATTTATTATGAATCACATCATATTATTCCTAAATCATTAGGAGGAGATAATTCTAATAAGAATAAAGTGTTGTTGACTGCAAAAGAACATTTTGTTGCTCATAAACTTTTATTAGAAATTTATAATAATAAGGAAATGATTTATGCATTCTTTATGATGACAAATTTTTCTAAAAAACACCATCAAAGAAATTATAAAATAGGATCAAGAGAATTTGAAAGACTTAAAATATTATTATCTAATACAGTTAAACAAAATTGGCAAGACGATGAATATAGATTAAAGACTTTAACATCTATAGAAAAGTTTTGGAACAAAGAAGAAAATAGAGTTAGAAACGGAGAATTTACAAGACAGAATTTTCAAAAAGAGGAAACAAGAAACAAACATAAAAACTCTCAACAGAAGAGATGGAAAAATGAAGAAGAACATAACAAACTATCTAAATCTCTAAAGAAACATTACGAAAATCCAGAAGCTATCGAAAAGAACAAAAGAATTCAGAAAGAATATTGGCAAGATAAACCAAAACCAAATGAAGGAAGAGAATTTTCAGAAGAATGGATAGAAAATATAAAGAAAGGTCAAAAGAAAAGGTTTGAAAACCCAGAAGAGAGAAAGAAAGTTTCTGATTTTGTAAAAAGTCAACCACCATTAGTTTGTCCTCACTGTGGTAAGATAGGAAGGAGTTGTGTGATGTACAGACATCATTTTGACAACTGCAAACATAAAAGACAGGAGGTTGCGGCATGACAAATATCAGACAACAAGCTCCACCTGCAATAACAGGATTTCCTAAAGCATCTTTCGAGAAAGATAGGTACGAAGACCTAATTTTCACACAAGGCTACGACGTTATTGTTTATGACGCAGTCGAGTGTCCTTGTAAGAGTCAAGGATCGACTAATTTAAGCGGTTGTCAGAACTGTTTGGGACTTGGATGGGTATTTATCAACCCTATCGAAACAAAAGCGATTATAACGTCTATAAACAAAGATACTAAATACAAATTCTGGTCACCTGAGTTCAAAGGAACTGTCAATGTGACTATGAGAGACGTGAACAAACTATCTTTCATGGATAAGATAATATTGAAGAATCGTTATTCTGTGATGAGCGAAGTTAGACCTATAAAGAGTGTGACAGTAGATAACGTCGTTCAGAAATTCATATTTACATCTTATCCTATAACAAATGTTAATCACGTATTCATATTTCAAGATACAACTCACAAACTGATAAGATTGACGCCAGACAAGTACTCTGTCAGCCCAGACAATCCTTACGTATTGAAATTGGATTCGTCCATTACTTATCCTACTAATTTCAACGGAGTAGTAAGTATAGATTACGATCACAAGATTCAGTACAACGTAGTTGACATTCCGCACGATGTTAGAACTACGACGTATGTAAATGACAACGGACAGAACAAGATGCAAGAAATGCCAGTAATGGCGGTTTGTCAACGTAGCCACTACATAACAGGTGACGCTCCTAAATATGATGGCGTAGGCATTCAAGATAATAGTTATAAATAATGGATTATCAAAAAGTTTACAACGATTTAGTAGAATTAGCTAGGTTAAAAGACAGGAAGAAAATTAAAAATAATCCTGGATTATATGAGAGACATCACATAATTCCTAGGTGTTTAGGTGGGTCTAATTTATTAACAAATATAGTATTGCTAACTCCTAAAGAACATTTTATAGCTCATAAATTATTACATTATATTCATAAAGATAACAATAAGTTGTTTTTAGCTTTCTTTATGATGTTTAATGTTAATGATAGACAACAAAGAGATTATAAAACATCTTCACGAGAATACGAAGAGTTAAAAATTAAAAATGGCAAAGTGATGTCTGAAATTAATACAGGCATCAAAAGATCTGAAGAAACTAGAGAAAAGATGAGTAATAAGGTTATTTCAGACGAATATAGAGAAAACTTAAGAATAGCTCAATCACTATTTCCTAAAATTACATGCCCTTGGTGTGGTAAAACTGGAAAAGTAAATTTAATGGGGAGGTGGCATTTTGATCACTGTTTGAAGAATCCTAACATAGACATAGAACAAGAAAAGTTATTAAGAAAGCACCCTGAAGAATTGGTTGAAATTAATAGAAATGCTCAATTAAATGCAGAAAAAGTAACTTGTCCACATTGTGGACAAGTAGGAAGTAAGTTTAGTATGACTCGTTATCATTTTGAAAATTGTAAGAAAAATCCAAATAGAAATAAATTAATTATTTGTCCATGGTGTGATACTGAAATACAAAATTCAACAATGGCTACCAGATGGCATTTTGAAAATTGTAAGAAAAATCCAAATTATGTAGATAAAAGAGAAATTTTAGAGTGTCCTTGGTGTAACAAGAAGTCTAAAAGTAAGGAGAATATGAAAGCGTTTCATTTTGATAATTGTTTGAAAAATCCAAATGTATTGAATACAAATGTTATAATATGTCCTCATTGCAATACTATGAGTAGGAGTAATCATTTTATGATGAAGTGGCATTTTGACAATTGTAAATTTAAAATATAAATTTTATATAAAAAGTTTTTATATTCAGATATTTTTATTAATTTTGCTTAAACATTTAAAAACATACAGTCATGGGAGATTGGTTACAAGATAGGTGCAATGAGATCCAGAAAGCACAACAAGAACACATCCAGAAGTCTTTTGGAAGTGAAGATATTGAAAAAGCCAGAGCAGGTGTGTACAAACCTACAAAACAGAACCTAAAAGAAGGTAAAGCTGGTCAGAAATACGGTTCTGAAAAGAAAGAAAAAGAAGAGGGTGGTAGTAGCAATGTAAAAACTTTTAATTCTGCAAAAGAATTAAAAGAGGCTATTAAAGATAATAAATCAGGTAAATTTATTTATAGCCCTGAAAAGATTAAGAGTATTAATGGATATTCTCTTAGATCGCTATCTCCAGATATTACTAATAAAAATGTATCTGTATATGATCCAGATACTCAGAGTAATAAATATTTTTATCCCCCGTTTAAAGTTGAATTTAGGTAATGCTTCCTCCTGTAATAATAGACCTCTCTGGTGTTATAGACGAGTTCATACTTAACGAGAATGAAACTAAATCTCTATCAAGATATGTTCTCAGTAACATCTCAGACGAGTACATGAGAATATGGGAGAGAAACATAGATTCATCTCTAAAATCTACTCGCTCAGAATACCGTAGAGCTATATTTACAGAACAACCAGATGACTACTCTATGGTGTTTGGAATGACGCCTACGAAAAGCAAGCTGGCTATGATGTTAGAAGAAGGAGCGAGTCAATTCGATATTAAATCAGGATTTGAGAACAGTTCTAAGAAACACACGAAGAAAGATGGTTCAGGATGGTATCTGACTGTTCCGTTCAGGTGGGCTACGAGCGAAGCAGTTGCAGAATCTATGGTGTTTACAAATCAGATGCCAAAAGATATCGAGAAGCTAGTCAAGACAACAGTAAGACCGTTAAATTTAGCAGACTTTCCAAGTCAATACAGAGATGTAAGAACTTCCAGCGTAGGTTACCAACACAGAGCATCTATCTACGAAGGATTGCAGAGACGAGATATAAGCTCAACAGAAAAAGAAAATAGAGGAGGATATTTCACGTTCCGCAGAGTATCAGATAAAAGCGAAGCGAACAGTTGGATTCATCCAGGATTCGAACCGTTAAAATTGATGGAAAAATCGCTCTCAGAGCTTCGTTTCGATTACATAGTAGATATGTCGATAGATAAGTTTTTAACCTTAAAATTCGCTTAAAAATGAGCAAAGAAACGAAGATTGTCTCTATAAATAGCATAGAAGATAAGAAGAAAAAGGAATTGGTCAAAGCAATCATAAAGAATACAAAATCTTGGTAGTTAATTATGGCAACTATACCTATATTAAAAGTAAAGAAGTTTGTCGATCTACTTATAGAGTTCGTCAAGACAGATTACGAATCAAAGATAGACAAGACAAAATCATTTCTATATAGAGTCCTTTCAGATAATACAAGCGACGGTTGGGATTTCTACCAGAACGGAATAGAGATATTTGTCAGAGGAGAAGACGACAAACGCAAACTTGAAACTCGTCTGATGTTCGATCGTTCAAGAGCGGGACTACCTACCATACACGTTAGAGAACCTGCTAAGAACAAAGGAAGTTACGACGGTATAGGATTCTTCGACGACCAGATAGTTATAAACGAATCGACAGGAGTAGACGAACAGAATCAACCACTCCCATCCACGATAAGCAGTACAGCACGTAAGACGTTCAGTTCTCAGTTCGATATAATGATTACATCTGGAAACAGTCTCGAATGTGTATTGATTCAGGAAGTTTTAGAGAGTGCTATGTTAGCATCATTAGACACACTTACTATTCCATTCTTCGAATTAGTTGATTTCACTTCTAAAGAATTGATGATGTCAGACGAAACAGAACGAAATCAACTGTTCATAAAGAGTATAACTCTGAATATTCAATATCAGAAAGACGGAATACCAAAATTATATACAGAAGAAAATGTTAAAAAGATACGGTTTAACAATCCAACACTTTTAGAATTTTAGATATGGAAAAGAAAAAAGAGATAGTGGTAGAAGAAAAACTGTCGGCACATCAGATATGTAACGTTATCAAAGCGAATAAGAACACTCGCTTATACATCGAACACAAATATAAAGACAAAGAGTTGACAGAAAAAGAATGGAAAGAGAATCTTAAAAAAGATGGCCTTACATTTTAATATCTGACAAAAATTTTATATTTTTATAAAAAAATATCGCTTTAAATGAATGAATATGAATAAATGGCAACAAAATATCAATTCGATAATAAACAAATCACGCTGCCAGGAGTCTATTCTACCATCAAGTCATTAGTCGACAATCCTCCTATAACCGCAAATTACGGACGAGTTCTTGTTATAGACAACGGAACAGGTGCAACATTCGGAGGTGGAGCTGGTATAGATGGAGAATTAGCAAGCGGAGCAAATGCTGTGTATCGTTTTTCGAGATTGGCTCAGTATCAGTCGTTCTTGAACGGAGGTATATTCTGGAAAGCTGCCGAAGCTTTGTTCAAACCAGGATTGAATTCTACTATTCAAGGAGCTAGTGAGGTGTTACACGTCAAAGCAGCAACTACAACTTGCGCTCTTATGACTTTTACTGCAACAGGTGGTGGAACTGCTGGTGGATCTTTCAAAGTTAAACCTCGTCAAGAAGGTGTATCAGCAAACGGAGTTCAGACTGGTTCTGGCGCAACTGCTCACCTTGATAAAGGTTACGGATTCACTATTGAGACAGGTATTAAAGATACTACAAAGTGGATCTTCAAGATTTGGAGAGGAACTTGGAAGGGTGATTACACAGACGGAATAGCTTACGACGAGATTGCTAAAGCAAGTACGAAACCTGAATTAGTCATTCAGTCTCCTGAGTTTAACAACATTCAAGATCTTCTGACTTGGGGAGCAACTCCTGCCTTCAATGCAGCCTTCTACATGGATCCAACTTCGGCAAAAGTGGGAACAGGTGTAGTAACAAGCGCAGATATAACTGGATTGACAGGTTACCAATTGGCAACAGGGGCAACTGAAACTTACTCTACAACCAATCTTGATCTGGTTCTGGAAGCTATCAAAGATGTAGATTACGCTTTTTTGTTGAACGATCAGTACGGAATAACTAACTTCGACTCTTCCTATTCGTCTAAGATGTTTGTGCACTTGAGAGACGAAGCTAAGTTTATGAAGTTCATGGTTATAGGTGGAGGCAAAGATCAAGACGAGTTCGATACAGCAGATGGTTCAATAGATATAGCTCAGTACTTCAACGACATTCACGCAGTAGTTGTTCACAGCAACATCAAGAAAGCTTCTCAGTTAGCTCCAGACGGATTCAGGTATTGGAATACACTGATTCACTCAGCTTACGTAACTGGTCGTTTGGCAGGATTGGAACCTCAAGTTCCTGTGACGAACAAAGCTCTGAATATCGACGGAGTAGTTCATCCTATGACAGATACTCAGAAAGAAGCAGCTTTGGAAGCTGGTGTGCTTTGTACCAATTTCAATCAGTTCTCTAACACCTTTAATGTAGTTCAGGGAATTAATACACTTCAGAACAACACTTATCTGATTAATTCAGATGCAACATCATTCTCTATTCAACTTATGAGGATAGTTTCTCAACTCAACAGAGAATTGGTTATCAATGCTAATCTTGAATTGATGTTAGATGAAAGAGGTGTAAATATGAATACTCTTAGTGCTGGTACATTGGCAAACTGGACTAAGAACTATTTGCAGACAAAAGTAGCAAAACCCGACAGAGACAATCTCATTCTGAGTTATGACAACGTAGTTGTGACAAAAGATCAGGATTCTTATTTTGTCAGTTATCAAATCGTGGCTAACGGAGAGATTACAAAACTGTTCTTCACAGGATTTCTTCTTCAATAATATAAATCATTATGAGTAGAGTATTTTCAGCTCCAAAAGCATATATAGAGATAGATGGCGTTCCTGCTGGATACGTTCAGAATCTCAGTTGGTCAGAAAACTTACAGCGTCAGTCTGTGACAGGATTAGGTGCTCTGATAGAACAGGAAGCTCCTGTGGTTTCTCAACGTAACACTTTCAATATCGGCACTTTCTTCATTTCACTGAACGAAGCTATTATCAAGAAAGTATTGAATCGAGAAGCGAGCGTCGAAGAGTATATTAATACGATCTCTCTTGACGAATTCACTTTCTCAGTAGTTGTCTATCGTAAGACCATAGAAGCTTCCGACAAATCAGTAAAATTGATCACTGAGATCAACAAGACAGGGCAGACAGTAGTTCGTCTTCGTGATTGCGTTCTCGACTCTCAGAACTGGACTATTGCAGAAGGTGGTATAGCAATGTTTAATATTTCTGGACGTTATTTCACTCCAGTAACAACTAAATAAAAATATATGATTAATGAAAGTTTGATTATCACACTAAAGGGAAGGTCTTACGAATTGACCTTCCCTCGTGTTGGAGAGTATCGCACAATCGAAGCGATGAAACAGACTTTGAGTGGTGGAAATTATGGTTCTTTATATAGAACTATGATGGTGTCGAGTGAAGAAGCATTAGATATGATCGACATGGAAGCATTCTTTTCAGTACTCTGTCCTAAAATTGTAAAGGATCTAAAATGTGATTCTTTTTCAGAGCTTGGATTGATAGATTATTTAGAGATCAAAAAAGTTTACAAAGAAAAAGTTCTTCCTTGGTGGGCAGAAATCGAAAAACTACTCCACCCTAAAGTTGAAAAGAAAGAAGAAGATGTAAACGATGGCGAAACAACTGAATGATATTGAAAAAGAAGTTTTAGAATGGAACTCAAAATTTCCGGTAGATAAGTGGTGGAGAGATAAACACGGAGTGGCTTTCATGTCTAAAAAACATAGAGCCACTTCGTTCTTAGAACAGATTTTTGAGTTTTACGAGGAAATGATGATTTTAGAATCAAAAACAAAACAAGAAGAGTACATTCCTAATGTTGGAGACTTCCTATCTCAACAGAATTTAGACGAGAAGTCTGAGATACAATCGATGAAAGAACAGTTCGAGAGTGAATTTGGAGATATGTTAAATGGATAAAACAATAGAATTACGTGTTAGGGCAAAAATAGAACCTGAAGTAACTGGCAGAGTCCAAATTCAACCAGAAGAGTTGTTTGATATTCCTAGAAATTCTGGTCAAGGAGGTACAGGTAGATCTATTCCTAGACCTGATCCTCTTCCTAAATTCAATTCTTATTTTGAGCAAATAAGGAGAGATTCAGAAGAAAAAATGAGATTGTGGATTTCTGAAGCTAATAGATATACAACTTCAGGAAGAGAATCTGAAAAATACATAAAAGAAAAACTTTCTAGGCAGTCTTTGGCTGACGAACTTCTTTTTAACCAGAGAATGTCTGAAACTTCTCAAAAATTAAAAGAAGGAAGAATTACCCCAGAAGAAGCTTCTCAAAGAGTAACATCTATAAGAGAGCAATATAATGAAAATAGAATTCATACAAGAATTTTAAAAGATATATTAGAAACTTTAAAATCAACCTCTAAAGATGAGATAAGGGAGAATGCTAAAAATGTTCAAGAAAATTTAAGAACGTCAAAATTAGTAGGTCAATTAGGAGCTAGTGGAGATGAATATCAAATTTTAAAAGAGAGATTTCAAAAAGAAGAATTATCAGACGAACAAACATTAAGAAAATTTAACATATCTCGTTATGCTAATGTTGCTATGTCTGCCGGAGGAGCTTTAGGTGGTGGAGATTTAGGAGCTTTAGCGGCAATGGGAGGGAGAGGTTTATTAAGTTCGTTAGGTGGAGTTGGATTAGCCGGAGGTGTAGCATTAGGTGCCGGAGCAACTGTTTTGGGAACAATAGCAGCAGCATTTGCTTCAAATAAGGATATTGCTGAAAAATCTAGGTCTTATATGGTTGCCTCTCAAAGAGGGATGGGAAGTGTGTTTGGGGATTTAGAGAGATATAATGAGATGGGGTTTTATAATTTAGGAATGAAACCTTTCGAAGGAATGTCTTTCAATGCTGATTTGAGAAGAGCTTCTGGGGGAAGAAGTTTTGACCCTTATCAGATGTTAGGATATGCAGGGTTGACAAAATCGAGAGAAGTTTCTCCAGAATTATTAAATTCCATCATTTCTAATCAGAGATATTCTAGTAGTGGAGACGCTATAACTGTGGCAACTACTTTAGAAAGAACTTTAGAAAAGATATATCCGAAAGAGTTTAAAGATAAGTTAATTCAACTTCCTGAAATGATGGGAGTTTACAATTCATTGGCTCAACAGATGATTCAGACAACTGGTAGAATTGATTCTAATCAATTAGCTGGATTTGTAGGAGGAATTAGAGAGGGGTTTGGGGTCGAAGGTGTTAATTTGCAGAGATATGCAGGAGGAATGATGAACGCTTTCAGAGGTTCGCAAAATCCATATGTAAGAAAAATGCAATTTGCAGCGTTAAGACAATCTAATCCGAATATTGGTTATCATGAAGCATTGGCAATTTTAGAAAATCCTACATCAGATCAAAATTATATGAGAAATTTTGCAGGATTGATGCAAAAACAAGGACTAACTCAATTCAAAGGATGGCTTAGACCTATGGGGTTTGGAGAGCAAGAAATGCAAAATATTTTTGAGTCAGGTAATTTTTCAAAAGTTTTTGACAAATGGGGAAAAATAAATCAAGATAAAACATCACCTAAAGAAGATTATGAAAAATTTTACAAAGCAGGTCAAGATTTTTATGCAGCTTCTGAAAAACAGATGGAAGAAATAAGTTCATTTTTTAGAGAATTTAAGAAAGATTTGGGAGAGATATATGAAAAAGCTACAACAGATGGGGTAGCTGAAGGTTTTAAAAAATTCAACGCTCAGGGCGGAGTTATTTCGGTTAAAGATGTTAATAAGTTTAGATAATATATGCTTCAAAAAAATATTGATATATTAAAAGGAATTGAAGGATTAAAATTAGTAGCATATCCAGACCCTTATTCAAAATTAGGAAATATTTGTAGAGGGTCAAATATTTCTATTTATAATAACGGATATAAAGCTGTTACAAATTGGCATGATTACAACGGGACACCTTGGACTATTGGGTATGGGCATACTTCTAAAGTAAAATCAGGTGATAGAATAACAGAACCTCAAGCAGATAAATTTCTTTTAGAAGATATAAGAGAAAGAGAATTATATATAAATTTGGTAAGTCAATATTGGAAGGATAGAACAGAAAATCAAAGAGATGCTTTTACAATATTGTACTTTAATGGTGTGAGTAAGACAGACATGCTCCATTTTATTGGTAAAATTTATCAGAATAGATTTGATAGATTGAGAGTGGAACATATATGGACAAATTTTTATGTAACGGCAAAAGGCCAAAGATCTAAAGGATTATATGACAGAAGAGTTAAAGAGGTGTTGATATATTATCAAGATAATGAGTTATTGTCATATATACCGCCTCAGACTGAATCAGAAGCACCAATCAAAAAAGATTTAAGAACAGAAGAACAAAAACAAGTTCAAGAAGAAAAAATAAAAAGTCAAAGAGCAATTCGTTATTTGATCACAACAGATATTACAATTGATGAATTTCTGAAAAATACAAAATCTCTTTTACCGAACATATCTAAATCAGATTTTCTTAAATTTAAACCTGAAAAAAGCTCAAACGCTGATCAAATATATTCTATATACTCGCAAGAAGAAAAAGAAGATAATACGATAAAAAATAAATACTCTCAATTTGATCTTGACTACATAAAAGCAAACACATCTATATTTTTACCGCTTTCTGAGCTACAAGTCGAATTATATCTTACAAAAGGAAAAAATCTATTCATAGACGATAAGAAAGATTTACCAGTCTATTTTTCAGACAAACAGAAAGAATTAGAACAAGATCCAAACTATGTGAGAGTTGAACGATTGTATCAGTTTGGAGATATAGATATTTCTACAATAGAAGAAAATTGTCAAGTTTGGTTATATGTAAAGTCAATAGATAAGTTGTTAGACATTTCATCGTTTGTAAACTCTTTAACCATTTCTAAGACTGACATAGGACAATTCTCAATAGATTTACTACCTATTGAAATAACTATAAACAGAGAATCAAACGACATAGAAGCTATATTTATTTCATCTTCAAGAGGGAGAGAATATCTTAACGATTATCAAGTAAAGCAGATAGACGGAACTTTGAATCTGAGTTTTTACGAAAAGTACTGTCAACAGAATGATTGTGTATTCATTCGTTTCGAGAAGTTGCGGTTAGAAGAAGATGTAAACGTTACAAAATTCGGTTCGCACCAGATAGAAGTTTCAAAAGTTGATATTCCTAGTCAAGTTTTCGATATGATAGGACTAGTTGACAATATCAGTTCAAGTGTTAATTTTGAAAGCACTGATTATTCAGTTTCAATATCTGGACGAGATTTGATGAAAACTTTAGTAGAGGATGGGGCATACCTTATTGATTTAACTTTTGCTAAAGGCGCTGAGAATATGATGTTCTTTTTAGGAGATGCACAAGATAAGTCATTCAAACGCAATTTTGTAACAAACGGAGGATTTGAGTATCTTTTTAAAGAGTTTTTTGATCCTCTTGATACATATATGGGATTTATAGTTAATCAACTTTCTAATGTAGGATGGACAGGAGATAACGATCTTTTCAATTATTATCCTTTAGACGAGAGACCACAAAAAACAAGAATAGATACAAGTACAGAGCAAGATTATTTGAATAATGTAGAAGTAAATGGGGTTTGGAAGATAAGTCACATAAAAGTTGATCCGAAATTGAGTGATCGTAGAGTTGTAGATGCTTCATTTATTGATACAGATGGAACATTGTACGAACAGTTCAAGAAAGTTTGTCAGTCTCCATTCGTTGAATTTTGGGGAGACACTTATGGCTCACAGTTTAATTACATAGCTCGCCAACAACCATTTGATTTAGACGGAATGACAAAAATAGTTGATGGAGGATTCTATATTGAGATAGAACCTCAAGATACTTTTCAAATCAATCTAGGATGGGAAGATGAATTTTATAGTTGGATTCAATTCTATCCTAATAATCAAGCGTTCAGCAACGATCAATATTGGTTATCAGCTTCTTTCCCTGTCATCTATTTTGACAAATATGTAGAACATTTTGGTAATCACAGGTACGAGATTCAGGACAATTATGTGTCTGGGAAATCAGTCGATGTCGTAGATGGGAAAGAGAACAAAGAAAACATGGCTATTGGCTTGTTTAGAGACCTTAAATATGTTATTGAAACAATTGCTGTATTACCTTTCACTCGTAAAGGAACGATCGTTATAAACGGCGATAGACGTATAAGAAAAGGTTCTTTCGTCTATCTTCAAGCAACAAAAGAAATTTGTTATGTTGATGCAGTTACAAATAGTGTAAGTTTCTCTAATAATTCTATAAATAGAACTACAATTTTGTCTGTTAAAAGATGTATGAAAAAACAATGGATTTTAGGAGGATATGGTAAAGCGGGTAATACTGGATTTGAAACACAACAGTTTGTTTCGTACTTCAACATTGTCAACTCACAGATGATACAAGATGAATTAATAGAACGTTTTAAGTATATGGAAAATCTTGAAAAGAAAAATACAGTTGTAAAAACTACTAAACAGATTAAGGTTGATTTTGGTGTAAATAAAGACGTTTTTGATTTCTTTTTGCAACGCAGACAAATGGATGTTATTTAAAATCATTATAAATAACACACAAAACTGAAAATTTTATATAAAATATTTTGGAGATTGAATTATTTGTATTATTTTTACTTCGCATTTAAATCATAGAATTGGCGAACTCAAAACCTCTTCGTTCAGAGATTTGAAGGCAATGTGTAAGTAATTATAAGTTGGATTGTCAATTCTAATCATTTTATTGATCCTAAACATTGTCAAGAACCGTTTAGCTCACGATACGAGCTACTTTTAATATGAAAACGAAAGGAGATAGGCTTAAGTGGGTCGCCTTAAAGGAAGCTAAATCTGTTAAGTTGACCGCAGAATTGGCTATAGGGAAGGTTATTGATTTAACTGAATTATCAAAACGAAGAAATAAATTTAAATCTAATTTAATAATAATTTAAAAATCGCGAATTATGACACCAGTAAACAACAAGAGTTTATTACACTTTATTTATGATCAAATGGAAAAATTAGACAATAAACAAATTGACGTAAATACAGCAAAAGCTCAAGCAGATTTAGCAAAACAAGCAAACAATGTAATGAAGTACGAAATTGATAGAGCTAATATGCTTATGAAATTGGATTCATATAATAAAGAGAATAAATCAACAATAAAAATAAGAGATATAGAAGGTAAGAACTTTGAATAATGTTTACAGAAAGATATATACTTGAACATTTAGATATACCATATCTAAAAATAGAAAATGAAAACGATATTTTCTGTTATGAGAAAGTGAATTTAGAAGAAATAATTTACGATTATATTGATTTATTTGATAAAAATGGAGAGGTTGCAAGAAAGGAAAAGTCTGAAATTTCTTCAAAAATTATTACAAATCAATTGATTTCTAAATCTTCTCGCATTAGCAGAAAATTACTATTTAATTATAAAGTTTACAATTTATATTATGAAGATGGTCTTAGCAATATTAGCCAATTAAGTAGTTTTGGTAGAATGTTAGAAAAATTATTCAATCAAAAAGTGTTTATGTGCGATACTGATAAAATTTTAAATTTTTATGAAATACTTATAGGAAATGAAGAAAGATTTGGAAACTATTATATATCTCAAGGTAAAAAATTCATAAGAGGTATTAAGTTTTTGTATTGTCCAATAATAGTTGGAGCAACTCAAACATTGATTCACAGAGTAAGCGTTGAAGATATTTTGAATTTTGATTACAATAAAGTTGATAAATTTCAAGAACAAGGTTATAATTCAATGAACACTGCTATTAAATTTTTTACGTCTGCATTTTGGGGGCGTAATGAAAAACAAATGTCAAACAACAACTTTGATAAAAATTCAGCATTGATAAATAAATTTATGATGAATATAAATAATAATAAGATTGAGAATCAATTAGATTTCTGCAAAGTTTATTGAAAATGAAAGGAGTAGAAAGATCAGAGATATGGAACAACAACGTTCAGGTGGGATTAGCCTATATAGTCATCCCTTTTGGGGTCGATAGAAACGACTTTGTACAGAGTTGTTACAGAAAAGAAAGAGTTCACGTAGCAGTAGAGAGAGGCTCCATTGTCAAGAATTGTTATATAGATTCGTCAGTACTCCAAAGGATAAAATTTCCAGCAGATAGCACAAAATTAGGATCACAAGTTGTGTTCGTGATGGAAAAATTCAGAAAGGTTCCCTTTGTGATTGCGACAGTGACTAGAAACATGGAGCGCGTTATTTCAGACGAAGAAACAATAAATATTCAACGATCATTGAATGGAGGCAATCTATCTATTGTAGGAAAAGGAGACGGAACGCTGTTAATTAACCTTGAAAGTTCAAACTATTCCAAACTGATCATTCATACTACTGGTGAAAATTCAGTTATAGACGTAAATTCAGACGGTTTAATCACTTTAAATTCTAAAGACGATGTAACTATCAATTCTAGTAAAACAATCGTTAAAAACTTCTTAAATGATCAAGGATTAGTTGAGAAATCTTTGACTTTAGACGATGCAGGTTTAAAGTATCAAGACGATAAAGGGAATAAATTTGCAGTCGATTACGACAGTAACAAGATAATTCACAACGAAGGTTCCCAACCTATTCCACTTGGAACAGAATTGAAAGAACAGTTAGATAAGCTGAACGATAAATTTAATCAATTTTTAGATACTTATACCAATACTATTGCAGTCAGTGGTGATGGAGGAAAGGCGATACAGACAGCAGTTCAGATAGCAACTTCTACTTTGAAAGATGCAGACTTCGATAATATAAATTCAGAGAAGAGTTTTATAGATTAATTATTTAAAATCATTATAAATAACACACAAAACTGAAAATTTTATATAAAAAGTTTTTATATCTTAGAAATTAGTATTATTTTTACTTCATCAATAAGATACAAAACAAATAAAAATTGACACAATATGAGAACATTTGAAAAATTGGCAAAAAGAATAAAAGAAGATATGGGTATTGAATTAGTAGATTTCTATAGAACATATGCTGGAATAAACATGAAATCAAGTGGCGCGTTTGTTTGGGCTGCAAAGATAAAAGGCAGCAACAAGGAAGTATCAAGCACTGTGACGGCAACTGAATTATTAAAAAGGAAGGAACCGTTAGAATTGATGGAAACTTGTAGTTTGGGACAACTCTTGGAGATAAGTTAATTTGCCATAACACAATATGGTTCTTTTATGTATTTAGATCAAGATCA